CGGCGTTTGGCCCGGTCGGATAAGCGTACAGATAGCCGTCGTTTGGCCCTATTGGGTGCTGGTATGTCGTGGCCACGTCTTCCAGTGCTATGTCTTCCACTTTCTCGTACAGCGTTTCACCTATATGTTCCAGCGGGTTTATGTACATAATGCGCTCACCGTCTACGGTGTACTGCGTAGGCTTAAACTGCCGTATCTTCCACTTTATGCCGTCCAGCATTTTAGTAGCGCACCGCCTGCGCCAGTAGTGTGTATCTCTGTCGGTACTCCACTTTGCGCCCGGATTGTTGTCTACGGAATATGTTATATCAGTTTCCCATGACTTTATTACTGGCAGCGCGGACATGTCGTCGTTTGGCAGCACGGCGGCACTGTTTCCGCTCTGTGCCGCTGAATAATTACTTACTTTGATGGTGGCTTTATTGTAGCCGCCCAGCAAATCAAGTGTGTGCTGGCTTCCATGGTAGCCGATGGCCTGCACACTCTTATAGGCTGGCTTCACGGCGTTAGCCTCAACCAGTGGCAGCGCGCTACTTATGCTGTATGCGTCGTATGCGTCTTTATAGTCGAAGTCTGCCAGCCAAATGTCACCGCGCCAGTCGCACAGCGTCACATGCGCAAAGCGGCATATTTCTTCCAGCACTTCCAGCCAGTTCATTGGCTTGTTTTCTTCGTCGAAAAAGTTCTGTTCTGATATTTGGCAGTCGTCACGCAGTAGCGCGTTTTCGCCGTAGTGGCTGTTATCTATGGCGAATGTGTGCGGAATATACACACGGCTGTAGCGGCCTGCTGCCAGCGTCAGCGCGCGGCCTATTAGACTACGCAGGCTGACAAAGCCCAGCTTTCCGTCTGCCGCTGCTGCCTTGTAGCTGATTTGTTCCAGCACACTGACGGCACTTTGCACTTCGATGTCTAACGGCTGTGTGCCGCCGCTGTAGTCCTGCGTATATTCTTCCGGCCTCACAAAACCACACCATGCCACGCTTTCCGTTTCGCCGTCGATGTGTACCAGCGTCACACGGTACTGCTGCCACCCGGTAGCAAAGAGGCTCTGAAGTTCGCTGCCGCCCACTACTTGCACGGTGCCAGTGGATAGCCTCAACGGCGAATAAATAAAAGCGTCGTCTGCTATATTGACTGTCAGCGGACACGGCGCGCCAGTAAGCTGTACTGACGTGCCGCTGTAGCCGCTTTCTTCTATCTCTACACGGTATCTGTTGCCGCGTAGTGAAGCGAATGGGATAGTATATTTTAGTCCGTATGTCATGGAATATTGACTTTATATTACGTCACCGTCAGCGACTTTTGCCCCCTCGGTGTCACGGCTTCTTAGCCTGCTTTTTGTAGTTCTCAATTAGCAGATACATATTGCTGCCACGCAAAACGCCTATCACCTTTTTGCCGTCTAAGCCACCGCCCAGCCTATCACTGTTAATGGCGTTCCACAAATGCCGCTGCTGCGTACCGTTAAGAATCATTTCCCCGGCATTGACACGGGCCAGCTGTAAGTCATTTATACTGCTGCCGCCTTGTATCACGCCACCGCCTGCAAACTTCGGAATGGCCGCAAACATGGCCAGCACGGCACCTATGGCAGCAGCCACGGCCAGCAGATTTGCAGGGAATGGCAGCTTTGCGGCACTGGCTCCGGCTGAAGACGCTGCACTGGCAGTGTTGGCCGCTACGTCCGTGGTGGCCTTTGCTACGGTGGCTGCACTGGCGGCTTGGTCGCTGGCTATGCCCTGCGCGTTAGCAGCCACTTTCTGCGCGTTGGTCGTCTGTGTCATGGCAGCTTCAGCGGCCTGCGCTTTCTGTAGCGTTTCGCTGGCTTCAGTCCATGCGTTCACGGCTTCTATTATTCGTAGTATGCCGTCCACGCTCTGCGTCATAGCGTTCCAGATAGCTTGTATCTGCTGCCATGGCGTAGCGTCTTCGTCTGAAAGCGTGTCTGCTAAGTTAGTCCACGCACTTACGATGGTGTTTGTACTGCTGGCTAAGTCTTTGACGTTGTTCCATTCTGTCTTTGCTAAGTCCTTTTGCAGTTCTTTGATGTCTGCGCGTACCTTTGACAGCTTCAAAGCCTCGTCTAAAGACGTGATTTTCTGCATTTGCGCGTCTATCTCCGCTGTCATGTCGCTGGCCAGCGATTTCATTTCTGCCAGCTTTTTCTTTGCCAGTTCCAGCTGGTAGGCTATTTCTGTCTGCGCTATCTCGTCGGCTGACAGCTTGTAGTCAAATGTGCGGTCACGTCCGGGCTGCTTTGCCAGTTCTGCGTTCATGGCTCCCGTTTCCAGTGCCTTTCTGTACTGCCGTATGACTTGTATAGTATGCTTCTGTTCGTCTGTCAGCCCGTCTATGGCCGCTGCCGCCTCTATGAAGCGCGTTTGTGCGGCTATCACTGCTTTGGCGTAGGCTTCTTCTGTCAGCGCGCCGTTAGCTTTCCGGCGTTCTGCTTCAGCCAGTGTGCGTGTGTAGGTGGCCTGCACTTCTGCCAGTTCACGGCTGGCTTTGTCGGCTTTGTCGGCTTTTACCTTTACTTCTAACTGTTTGGCTAACGCCGATTCCCGCGCGGCCACGTCGTCACTGCTGCGTAGCCTCAGCAGTGTTTCTTCTGCCAGCCGGGAAAGCTGCTGCTGGTAGTCGTTTTCGGTTATCAGTTCCAGCCGCTTCTTTTCTTCCAGTTCTCGCAGACTGCGTGTATAGTCTTCTTGTGCTTTCTGTAGGTCGCTTTTTGTTTTGCTGTCACCGCTGCCGCTTCCCCCGGTGCCGCCACCGCCACCGCCACCAGTTCCCCCGGTGCCGCTGCTGACGGTTATTTCGTTCATTTCGCGCGTCTTTTCTTCGATGTAGCCATTTAGCGTGTTCACGTTGGCTTGCAACTTTGCCCATTGTGCCTTAAATGCGCGGTAGCCTGCCGGGCTGGCTCCAGCTTCGCGTATAGCGTCGTTTTCGCTCATGCCCATAACTTTCTCGTTAAAGTACGCTGCCGTCACACCACGGCTGGCGTTCTTTTCAAAGTCTGACAGCTTCAGCTCTGCGTCGGCCAGTTTGCTGCTGGCAGACTGTATCTGTGCGGCCAGCTTCAGCTTCTTGCAGTATGCGTCAAGCGCGTTTGTATTGTCGTTAATCAGTTTGCCCTCTTGTGTCAAGCTGGCGTGATATTCCGGCACGATGCGCTGCAAGTCGGCTATGGCCTGCTGGCGGTTCTTTATACTCTGTGTGTTGTCATGTACGATTTTTGACAGCGCGGCTATTTTGGCCCGCTGTTCGTCTTCCGTCCGGCTGGCTTCACGTTCTACGTCTTTGATGATGTCACGCGCGCCCATGGCCTCTTTCACCAAAGAGGAAATTTTGCTGATAACTTCCACTATTACGGTCATAAGAAGCATTGGCCACACAGTAGTCCAAATAGCTTTCATAGCAGCAGCAGCCGTAGCAGCAGCAGTCTTTATCTTTATCATGGCCAGCTGCCACCCGGTAGCACTCTTTACGGCTGCGGCCTGCGCGTCAGCGGCTTTGGCGGCTTCAGTGGCCTTTGTTACGGCCAGTTCGTTTGCTTTCAGTTGTCGCTTCTTTGCTTCCAGCTGTATTTCTATGGCCAGCCGTTGGTCAGCACTGGCTTTGGCCAGCTGTGCTTCCATGGCCTTGATTTGTTTCTTCAGTGTCAGCCCGGCGCGCTCTAACGTGTTTACTCTCGCGTGTGCGGCCTGCGCCTGCGCGGCCATGCTCATAAATGCAGCACTGCCAGCAGCCTGCCACTGCCGGAAATACTGTATTACCTTAACGCCTGCAAAGATGGCCAGTATTTTCACGGCCAGCGTTCCTAAATTCTCCGTGGCATAGCGTATAAAGCCAGTCAGTGCTTCCAGTGGTGCCACAAAGAGACTTTCACCGCCTTGGAATATTTTTATTTGAAACGCTTCCCATGCAGAAGACAAAGAGGCCAGCGCGTTTTCCATGCGTCCGCTGCCCTGCTCAAACATTCTTTCTGTTTCGCCGTAGCTGCTGGCCAGCGTGTCGTTCAACTCTATAAACTTTTCGTAGTTGTTTATCAGTGCTGCCGCGCCGCTGAAAGCACGTCTGCCAAACACGTCTGCCAAATCTTGGTTACTTTTGCCTATGCCACTTTCATACAGCTTTTTTAGTGTTCCGGCCAGCCCGTCAGCGGCTATGGTTTCTTGGTTGATTTGCAGCCCGTACTTTGCCAGTGCCTTTGCGCCTTTATCACTTTCCGTGGATAGGCCCATAAATACTTGCTTCAGTGCCGTGCCTGCGTCTGCGCCCTTGATTCCCACATTTGCCAGCGTACCTAATGCGGCGTTGGTTTCTTGTATGCCTATGCCGCAGTTAGTGGCCAGCGGCGCGGCGTTCTTCACGGCCTCTGCCAGTTCCAGCACGTTAGTGGCACTGTGCGCTGCCGTACTTGAAAGCATGTCGTTCACGGTGCCTAACTCGTCTACACTCATGGCAAAGCCATTCATGGTGTTGGTGGCCATGTCTGCCGCCTCTGCCAGTGAAATGCTGTTGGCCTGCGCCAGCTGTAGCGTCTTTGACAGTGCCGCCGTGGCCTGCGTCGGTGTCAGTCCGTTGCGCGTCAGGTTCTCCAAAGCAGCAGCGGCTTCGGTGGCCGTGTACTTCGTCGTGCCGCCCAGCCGCTTTGCCTCGGCTTCCATGGCCTTGAAGTCTTCAGTGCTGGCGTTGGTCACGGCGCGCACACGGGCCATGCCTGCTTCAAAGTCTTTGCCTGCGGCTATCATGCTGCGCCCTAACTCGGTTATGCCCAGCCCTATGCCCAGCCCGCCTAACGTGCTGACTATACTACTGCGTAGCTTCTTAAAATAGCCCTCTACTTCTGTCACTCCGTGCTTGATTCCCTGCGTCAGCAAGTTAAGCGCGATAGAAAAATTTAGCTTTGCCATATATACGTGCTGTTTATTCCTTGAATAGTGCTGCTGCTATCTTCTGTTCCAGTTCTGTGATGTGGTCGCTGTCTAACGGCGATTCCCATTCAAACGGTAGAAATTCTTTGGCGTTCTTGGCCTTGTTCTTGTCTATGTACGGCGATAACTGCAAGTAGGCCCAAAAGCGGCTGTTCTCCATGACACGCTGCTGGTGGTTCAAAGCAGCTTGTGACAGCCAGCGCAAATCTTCCAGTCCGCGTGATAGAAGAAACGTGCCGTCTATGCCGCCAGTGATAAGCTGGCCGCAAATCTCTGTCACTGATTCGTCGTTAGCCTGCTGGCTGTCTTTCTTGCCAGCCTCAACAGCAGCAGTGAATTGTTCTATATATTTGAAGTCAAGCGCGGCGCGCCGGGCCACGCTTTCAAGTGCTTTCGTGTTTGGTGCTGACAGCAGCGCGTCGCGGTATTCTGCCAGCGTGTATTTGTATCTGTCAGCATACTGCACATAGCCCAGCGCGGTCATGTCGTCCACGCTGCCGCCGTTAAAGTCTTGCAGCCGCTTGTGCGTCAGCTGCTCCCACTGTATTACGTTTTCTATCGTTAGCATACAAATGAAGAAAGAAGCCAGCCAGTTTGCCCGGCTGGCTCCCTCATTAAACCTAAAAACTATGATTATGGCAAACTACACGTCTATGCTCCGGCTCCGGCGGTCTGCTTCAGCGCGCCAGTTCCCTGCATGTTGCACTGAAATTTGATGAGGTTTCCGGCCTCGCTGGTCACGGTGCTGCCAGTGATGTGCGCTTTGCCCGTGTAGCTGGCTACGCTGGTGTCCTTTGTCACGGTCACGCCGCCGTCGTCTGCGTCCGTGATGGTACACTTGCCAAACCAAATAGTCAGCGTTTTGCCCTCTATCTGATTCTTCACAAGCCCGTCGGCACTAATGCCGCCAGATTTCTTCGTGATGAATGACTGGCCGTTAAGCGTCCAGCCTTTCTTTCCGGGCAGACTGCTTTCCCAGCTGCCGTCCAGCTGATTGCTGGTGTCTACCATGTTCGTGTTCAGTGCCAGTTCACAGCTGGTAGAAAACGCAAAAAGCGCTTCGTCTACATAAATCAGCATTTGGCCCTGCAAAATGTCTGCTGCGCTGTTAAATGCGCCCGTTGTTCCTGCCATGATGCAAAAATTTTAAATGTTAATACTGTTATTTTTGAAGTGTTCCGAATGTCAGTGTAAAAGCCTGCACTAAGACGGCCTCGCCAGTGTCCTTAAACTCTGCTGCCACGTCTTCCACGCAGTCGTCTATGTAGATAGCCACGCCGTTGTTTGCCATGTCGCGCACGGTCTTTTCTACGGCTTCTGCCATATCCAGTGTTTCGTCATAGTCGGTGCTGTAGCAGTTTACCAGCACTTCGGCCACGTTTTCGATGTTGCCCGTCTGCGTTTTTTCAGCACGGTAGCCGTCACGGCCATATAACACGTAGCTGCCAGTGGTGCCTTTCGGACAGCGCAAAGGAAAGATGCGCTGGCCCACTATTGCTGTCAGTGCTTCATTCTGTAGTAGCGCGTCACGTATCACTGCGCCTGCTCTTATGTTCGACTTTGCCATGATGTCCGTTTTATATTACTGCCAGTTCTGCCAGTTCTGCCCCCTCGGTGTCAGCGCATAATGCGCATGGCGGCTTTTTCTATACCCTCTATGACATAGCCCAAAGCCGTGCCAGTATCTTGTTCGCGCGTGTCGCTCCAGTAGCGTAGCGACGGCATTTTGCCACGGCTTTGCCCACTGTGCGTTTCGCGTTCCACGGTGCCTAAGTCTACTAAGTGACTGTGCGCACCTAATGGCCGTCTGAAGCCTACCAGCGCGCCCATATTGCTGCGCTTCAGCTTCGTTGTGAATGACTTCAGCAGATTGCCGGGCTGTCTGCCAGTTTCGCGCCGCTGATGTGCTTTGTCTTTCTTCAGTCCGGCACGTAGGCGTTTGCGGCCCTGCTTTACTAAGTACGCACCGCCAGCACGTAGCCCGCTTTGCACGGCCTTTTCGCGCTCTATGTGTTGCAGCTGGCCCAGCACCCTGTCTAAGTGTTCTACGCCAGTGTATGTTACTTCTATTTCGTTGCTGACACTGACACCGCCACTGCTGGCCGTCTGCTTCCCGTTGCCAAAGTATTCTGTCAGTCTTCCCATGGTTATTTTTGTATCTGCTGGCCCGTCAGTTCCAGCGACTTGTCACGCCGCTGTCTGATGGTTTGCGTTATCTTGTAGTCCTCGCCGTCGTAGCTAAAGCTGGTGGCACCTTGCAGCCGCTTGTCGTCACGCAGTTGCAGCGTCACTATTCCTTGCAGCTGTTCTTCCCCGGCTGACACGGCGGCTTTCTCCCGCTTATTGATACGGTGGCAGCGCACACGCGCCAGCAGCACGTTTTCACGCTTCACAAAGCCGCTGTCTGTCTGCGTCTGCTGTTCGCTGTAAACAGTGCAAAATTCGTCTAATAGTCCGGCGCGCATAGTTCTATCTGTATTTGATGTATGGCGTTATCAGTGACATAAGATTATACATTATTGGCGTAGGCTGGCCGCTGAAAGCCACTGGTTCCCGGTTTGCATACAGCCCGGCGGCATAGATAAGTATAGCCTGCTTCAGTGTCTTTGGCAGTTGACCGTTGTGGGCCTTTGCTATATCTAATAGCGGCTGCTGCACGGTCTTTTCCACCCATGCTTCTGCCGCGTCCAAATGGTCACGCAGTATTTTGTCGTCGTCGTTGTGCTCTACGTTGCACTGACGCTTTATTTCTTCCAGTGTTGCAAATGTTGCCATGTCGTATGTCTTTAAGTGAAACGGCTGGCCAGCCTCAACGTGCCAGCCAGCCGCCTGCTGATAGAAAGAAAATACGGGGATCTTCCACGCTAT